TTGAGTTCCTGACCACGCCCATGAACCGCAAGTACTTCAACGAGTTCATGGACAACTTCGTTAACCGCTTCTGCGACGCCTACGTGCGCTCCGACGCGTGGGAGAACCCGCTGCGCAGCTTCGTGCGCGAGTACAAGTACGGCTCAACGATTCAGGAGACCTACTTCAAGTGGATTAAGGCGCACTCGTTCCAGGATGACGCCGAGACGCTTCTGAAGCTCCACCGACCCGAGGCCGAGTCCGCCTACCACACCGTCAACTACGAGGTCACCTACCCCATCTCCACGAACGACTACGAGCTGATGGACGCCGTGACCGACGAGTACGGCCTCAACCGCATCATCTCCGGCATCATGCAGGTGCCCATCAATTCCGACCAGTACGACGCCTACAAGACAATGGTGCAGCTCATCGCCGAGTACGAGGGCCGCTGGGGCTTCTACAAGCACAACCTGTCCGCCGCACCGACCGACGAGGCCACGGGCAAGGAGTTCCTGACCGCCGTGCGCACCTACGCCGGAACGCTCGCCTTCCCCTCCACGCTCTACAACGCGCAGCGCTTCACGGATATCCCCGTGTTCGCCAAGCCCGACGAGCTGGTTCTCTTCGTCACGCCCGCCACGCAGGCCGCGCTTGATGTGAACACCCTCGCGAGCGTGTTCAACGTGGACCTCGCCGAAATCAAGTATCGCACCATCCTCATTGACGAGTTCCCCGTGCCGAACGCCGTGGCGCTCCTCACCACCGAGGCGTTCTTCCAGTGCGCCAACAAGCTCTACGGCACCTTCTCGTTCTTCAACCCGCAGACGCTCTCCACCAACTACTACCTCCAGCACCGCGCAATCATGAGCGTGTCCCCGTTCGTTCCCGCCGTGCTGTTCACCACGGACGAGGGCACCACGCCCGCCGTGGTCAAGCAGACCGTCTCCGGCGTAACCGTGGAGGCCAACCCGACGAGCGCCAAGCCGGGAGACGAGGTGCAGCTCACCGTGAGCCTCACCGGCACCATCGCGCCCCAGACCGAGGGCATCGAGGTCAGGCCAGACGCCTGCATCTTCGAGGTGACCGCCGCGAGCGCCGCGTCCGCCGGCACCCCGATTCAGCTCAACGCCCGTACCTACGTCGACGATGACTTCGTGCTTCACATTCAGAAGACCGGCCTTGCCACGGGCAACGTGCTCACCGTCACGGGCACCGCGACCTACCAGAACCCGTCCGGCGAGACCTCTACCTACACCGACACCGCTACCGTCACCATCTCCTAGGGTGACTCACAGCGATGCGAACCGGGGACTGGCGCGCGAGCGCCGGTCCCCTCTCTCTAAGGAGGTGACACATGGAGTTTCCACACATGGGAGACGCTAGTTTCCCCGACCTCTCGAACGTCGACGTGTTCCGCTACCAGAACGAGGTGGACTACGACCGCTACGGAGCGAGCGGCACCATCAAGGTCTGCAACGTGCCGTGGGACGAGTCCCACAACAACGTTGCGTTCGATGGAGTGGAGGCGCGCGACGCGTACCTAGACGGCCTCTCCGGCCCCGTGGGCGAATTGCCCACCGCGTTCCTCGCGCAGCCCAAGGCGACCGTTCAGGTGCCCATGCCCGGAAGCACGTGCCTGCGCTACAACTACTGCGTCATAGACGTTCCGCCGGTGCCGTCCGAGGACGCGCCCCTCATGCACTACGATGGCGCGCGCAACGTGACGCGCTTCTGCTACTTCGTGACCGGCGTGGACTTCCGAGCCCCCAACACGACCATGCTCTACCTCTCGCTCGACTCGTGGCAGATGTGGAGCTACGACCTCGACGTGCAGTACGTCGGGCTTGCGCGCGGACACTACGGGGTTGCCAAGACCGACGTGGAGACGTACCTCGCCGACCCCGCGCACAACAACGAGCACCTGCTCGCGCCGGACGTTGACTTCGGCAGCTATCAGGTCACGCGAAACTCGTTCGCCAAGACCTTTGATGCCGACGTGTGGATGTGCTTCGCGTGCAACGCGGCCCCCAACATCGCCGACTGGGGCACCGTGGCCGACAGCACGGCCCACGTCCCCTACATCTCGGCCTACGACAACTGCGGCGTGCCGTCCTACCTCACGTTCTGCATCGAACCCTCAGCGTGGGGTCAGTTCTGCCAGAACTGCGATGCGGACTACCCGCACTTCAAGCAGAACGTCATGGGCGTCTTCTTCGTGGACAAATCGCTCGTGACAACCTACAACGACTTCACGTTCGCGGGGACCAGCTGTCACCTGCTATCGCAAGTGTCCTCTGTAGAGGGCACGCTCCGCGACCTCTCGCGCGAGGACTTCGCGCTACCCGAGCAGGTAGCCGGATTCGCCAAGCTCTATACCTACCCGTATAGCTACATCGAGCTTACCGACCACACCGGAAACGTCCGGCAGGTGCGCGTTGAGTCCACCACGGGCACCATTGGCTACCAGACCGCCATTCAGTTCGCGATGCCCTACGTCGCCCAGTCGTGCGTCATCACGGGGCTTGGCTCCGGCACCGTGACCTCGACGTGGGAGAACCTTCTCGGCCACACGTTCGAGTCAACCGGCGAGTGGTATCGCACGATGTACAACTGGGACGTGCCCGTGTACGCGGTCACGCTCGCCTCCTCCGTCCGCGAGACGTATGAGCGACTCTACCCGCACAATCAGGCCGTGGTGGACTACACAAGGAACTACGACAACACCATGGCGGTCGCGAACACCGAGCACTCGAACGAGCGCAACCAGACGGAGTGCATGAGCGCGAACAACGCGGCCACGGTGGCCAACAACTCGGCCAACAACGCGCGAAAGATTTCAGCTGAGACGCAGATTAACGCGGCGCAGCTGAACAAGCTGACCGCCGACAAAAACGCCGACAACTACATGGTGTACACGGGCAACGAGGCGACTCAGGCCGCGAACACCGCGTCACAGTCCAACAACGAGGCGTCTGGTGCCGCGAACGCCATAGCTGGCACCGCGTCCGGCGTCGGCAGCGTCATAACCGGGGCACTCACCGGCTCCGCGCTCGGCCCCGTCGGAATGGCGGGCGGCGCGCTCGTCGGCGCGGCCACGGCGCTTGCGGGTCTCGGGCAGACCATGACGAACACCATTAACACATCCGCATCACTTCAGGTGGCCTACACGAACAACGACCAGCTCGCAGGAGCCACGACCACAAACAACATCGTGAAGACCCAGACCGCGCAGGAGTACCTGCAAAGCGCGCAGGCGCAGAACAACGACTGTGCGACCGACGTAACCGACAACAACAACTCGCTCCTCAACACCACGACCGCCAACAGCGTCAGCATGCTCGACACCAACGCGGACAACAACCTAGCGACCGCGAGCGCGAACGCCGAGCGCACGAGGAGCGCCGCCCAGAGTGCCATCACGAACGACACCAACAACGTTCGCGTTCAGGCGGGCGGCACCTGCGGCACATTCGCCAACGGTCAGACGGCATCGCTCAGGCCGCGCGGCGTATGGGCAAACGTGGTCACCGAGCCGGACGGCGCGCTTCTCGCGGCAGGCTCGCAGTTCGCCCGCTACGGCTACGCCGAGAACGCGTACGTACCGTTCGAGGGGTGGCAGATGATGGGGCACTTCACCTACTGGCAATGCTTCGACGTGGTGTTCTCCGGCGCGGGTGACATGAGCGTGAGCACCGAGAACGAAATACGCGACCTTCTGACAAACGGCATAACGATTTGGACGGACCCCGACGAGATAGGGAGGGTGAGCATCTATGACAACTGAGGCAAGGTCTGCGGCTCTCGTGACCGACGCGACCGAGCCAGACTCGGTGGAGATGCCCGAGGAGCGAAAGCGCACCATTGACGAGCTTATGAAGCTAGGCACGTATCAGGGAATGACCGACGATGAAATCGAGCGCGTCATGACCTACCGCGAGCGAATGGCCGCGCTCACGGAGCGCAACAACGGTGCCGCAAAGGCAATCGAGCGGGCGCAGAGGAGCGCGGAGGAGCGCGCCAACGCCCAGTACGAGCAGGCTCAGGCAAACTTCCGCCTCGCCTGCTCCATCAACCCGACGTTCCGAAAGGTGGTGATTGGCAGTGAGCAAGGCTAGCAGGCTAGGATACGGCAGCTACTGGCAGTCCTCGCGCATCAACCGGGCGCTCTATGCGTGCTTCGTGACGCAGGCCGAGAACGTGGCGCTGTCGCGCTTCAAGTGGCTGGGCCTGCCGACGACGTGCGACGAGAGGTGGCTTGAGAGGTGCCTGCTGTTCGAGGGGCAGGCAACCATCGCGTTCCCCGCGAACATGCCGGGGACGTTCTTCTCGACCAAGTGCGCGCAGTCGGGGCCGCTCAACGTCTACGACAACCCGACCCAGTGGCGCTCGGTGGGGAACGACGGATGGTCCTTCGAGGTCAACAACGCGAACGGCGTCATGGTCTACGACAACCTCAACCGCACGCCCGTCATGAACCAGATTGACGTGATGTGCCGCGAGCTGGTCGACTGCTTCCGCACCAAGCAGATTAACCGCATGCAGCAGCGCAGCCCGTACCTCATCAAGGGTCCGAGGAACAAGAAGTTCGACCTCACGCAGGTTATAAAGCAGCTGTTCGGAGGCGAGCCTGCCGTGGTGGGCTACCAAAGCATGATGGATGACATTTCGATAGAGGCGATAAACACGCAGGTCACCTATCTCGGCAAGGAGCTTCAGGAGGACTACGAGAACATCTGGAACCAGATATACCTGCTTCTCGGAATCCGCAACCTGCCGTACAAGAGCGAGCGCAGAATCGAGTCCGAGGTGCGCACCCAGAACGAGCCGAGCGACTTCAACCGCCTCACGGCGCTCATGGCGCGAAGGCAGGCGTGCGACCAGCTCAACCGAAGGTTCGGAGAGTACCTGAAGGAACCCGTGCGCGTCGTGTGGAACGCCGACAACGAGTCCGAGAACCACGACCTCGCGACGAACATGGCCAAGGCGGCGGAGGCCTTCGACGTGAAGCTGGACCTAGCCAAGGCAGGTGAGGCAAATGTCGTATGAGTACGGAAACGAGCCGGACTTCCACGCCGTGGGGACCATACAGCTCGTGGAGTGGGTTGAGTGCGGCCTCGTGGACCTCACGGACGGCTCGTGGGCCTTCAACGAGTACGTGGGCGATGACGCCAAGCTCGCCGACCTCTACGAGGTAACGAACGCGCGCGTGCTCAGGAAGGTGGTTGACCATTACCTCTACTACGAGGTGGCCATGCCCCTCTACAAAGAGTGGAAGCACCAGCTTCTCACGCGCCTGAACGAGGTCATGCCGAAGTACATGTGGGCCTACCGCATGCTCGCTGACGGCACGAACCCCCTCACCTCAGAGGATGACTACTACAAGGGCCGCACAATACGCTCCGACTATCCCGAGACGCTGCTTTCCGGCAACTCTGACTACGTGAGCGACGGAACCGACACCGAGACCGAGCGAATCCGCATCAGAGACCTGTGGCAGAAGCTCGGCAACTCGCTCGCGCTCGCCAAGGACGTCGACCAGATGGTCATAGATGACGTCGCCGACTGCTTCAGCGGCCTCATGACCGTGAGCCTCAACGGCTTCTAGCGCGGCAGGGCGGGCTGCCACGGCGAGGTGGCCCGCCCTCGCGTGATATAATCTATGCAACGGATTGGAGGACACATGTCACAGCCGACAGCATGCGCAGGCGTCGCGCCAAGGACGCTATTCGGCACGCTCGGGCCGTTCTCGGCCTTCGTGCAGTCGCCGCCGGTAATCCCCACCTTCTACTACGACGTGTACTCGCAGGAGCAGCGAATCAAGGCGATATGCGAGAACTTCGCGAGGCTCGTGGCCTACGTGGAGGAGGGCTTCTCGGGGGTCCACGACGTCGATGACGAGGTTCAGGCACAGCTCAACGCCTTCCGCATCACGATGGAGCAGTCCCTCAACGACCTGCGCGACGAGCTGGTGAAGATTATCTCGGGCGCAACCGGCTCGTTCACCACGACCGACCCGACGGACGAATACCTGACGAAGGACGCGGGGCAGGTAATCTCTAACGTATACGACTTCGACCGCGAGCTGTCCATGAGCGCGGCGCGCTTCGACGCGGCGGAAATCACGCCCGCCATGTTCGACGCGACCGGCATGAGCAGACCGCCGCCACAATCTCAGACGATGACGGGGAGAACGACGGTCTGTCCGTCATGCACGCAATCGTCACCGCAATCGGCGAGGCGACCGCAAACTAAGGAGGAATATCATGTCCCACACAGCACAGACCACCTACTACGGCCTTCCCATCTACGAGGACAAGGCGGGGAACCAGCCCACCTATCTGGGCGACTGGAACGAGACAATGCGCACCATCGACAGCTCGCTCAACGCCGTCGCGGCCCAGTCCTCGGGCGTCGTGAGCACGGCCAATCAGGCTCTCTCAACCGCGCAGCAGGCGCAGCAGACGGCCAACGCGGCGAACACCGTGGCCAACTCGGCGCAGCAGACCGCAAGCGGTCTCTCTGACGCCGTGGAGACCGCGCAGCAGACCGCCGAGCAGGCCAACACGGCAGCGGGGACGGCGCAGTCGACCGCCGAGTCAGCGAACAGCACGGCACAGACGGCGAGCACGACGGCGAGCAACGCGCTCTCGCAGGCGCAGACTGCGGCAAGCACGGCGGGGACGGCGAAGTCCACTGCTGATTCAGCGAAATCAACCGCAAATGCTGTTGCAAATAAGATGGCTAACCTTAGTTCGTTCGGAATCATAAGCGATGTTATTTCTACGAATCCGCAAAATAGTTTTACTATCCCCGCATCTTCGATTCTCTCTGCACTAAGAATGCAGTCTGTAGCCCCATCTGCAACGCTCGTGGTTTATGTCTGCAACGGAGATTCAAACTCAGCGCCTAATCTGTCGCTGCGAACTGTTTCCGTTAATCGCACCACATGGGACGTGACTGTGTTTCTTGGGGAACCTGCTAACTACACATTCCGATATAACGCATGCGTTTTCCTTCAATAAAAATAACAAGGTGGCACTGTCCTGCGCGTCCCGCCGGACCAGATTCCGGCGGGGCGCTCTTCTATGAGACGGGATACAAGTTATTGAAATAAAATATCGAATCGCCATAAAATCGGAAAGCCCGTTGCGAGGCGGGAATCGGACCCTCGCGACGGGTTGTATCAGGAAAAAAGCTCAACTACCTATGCCGGAGATATGGCGGACGCTCGACGTACGAGCGCCAGAGTTCGTCGTTGCTCGCATACGGCACATCTCGCCGCGTGACGCCAGGAAGCTCGCCAGTTAGCACGCGCGCGCGATACGCCGACAGCAACATGGCGCGTGCCGTAGTGCTCGCAAGCATGGATATCCCCGTGCCGCTCGCGCATGCCAGCTCCCTGTCGGCGCGCGTCTCGTAGCGGAGCACCTGCACGCGCGATAGGTCGCGCACGCGAGGGTATCGAGGCTCGCCGCGCAGCGTGCGATACGCCCAAAAGCTCATATAGACCTCCCATCAGATAATCCACCAGATTAGGCCGCTCGCATATAGCAGGTATACAATCAGTGCAATATCAATCAGCGAGAAAACAATAACAGCTGCCCAATACGCCGTATCTCCCCTTGACATGCGCCTGCGCGAACTGTCGCGATATACGCGACGATTGCTAAAATCATATGCGGGGCGCATACACGGTCTATCGCTCATTCAAATCACCCGCTATCTTCACGGCTAGAATCGGGTCCGGTGACTCGTCGCTCACAATGTCGAGACGCTGCGCGTAGTGATGGCGGGTCACGACGTTCTGTAGCACGTGGCACATAACCCCTATCGCATCCTCGACGGTGCGCGTCTTGGATATGCACACGCTGCCCATGTCGGCGACGTTTCGATATACATAGAACATTTAAATACCTCCGATGAAATCGCATGAGAACATTACGTGGAAATCGAGCTTGTCTACAAAGCCATTGTAGCTAGGAGGTAAGTCGCAAAACCCAATCGTGATGCGGTGCCTACCAAATGTGGTCAAATCTAGGATATATCGGGCATAAGCTATGCACATCTCGACATTATTCGGCCCATAGATTATGCAACCATCCATTTCGACGTATATTTCATCACCTATATGCTTGCAAAGATAGTCCGTGCAGGCCGACCAATAGTCAACGATGCGGCTCATATCCTCACCCCATAGGCAATCTCGCCGTCACGATATAGCACACCCCTCGTTGCGCCGAGCCCACGCGCGCGCTTGGCCGCTATCATGAATCTGGCACCGGCCACGTCCGGCGAGACGCTGCCGAGGTCGGCTTCGGCTATCGTGTCTCCGAGATGGTTAAATATCAGATATCGGAACTCCGGCTCGATTGGTTCCTTTCGTTTCGCTTTTGATGCAAACCCAATCAGGCACAATATCAGGCCCGAAACCGACATGCCTATGGTGACGATACCGAAAACAAGCAATTCAATCACCTCCCTAGTAGCAATAGGCCCTGCGGTATGCCATGTATAGCTCGTCCATGCTCAGAACGCGCACCTCGTAAGGCTCCATGGAATAGCCGAGCACCCCGTACCGAATGGCAAGCCTCACCTGCGACTCTAGTATCCGGCGGGCCTCCCTGTGCGATATGCACCTGCCACCGTGCCGCGCGATGTGTGTCATGCGCTGCGCCTCAGTGCAAAACGCCACGACATGAGGCTCATGCGCGCAGCTATCCGACGTGATTGCGTATTTCATGCCTAGACCTCCCGATATCGACTGATTACGACCTCGCCGTCACACCTGCCAATCAGGTGCAGCTTGTCGGCCAGAGGGTAGATGACCGGGCATGCCGCGGCTATGTGACGCATGGCGTCGCTGGCCGCGTGGGCGTCGGTTCCGGCGTTGAAACGCTTGAGGATTGCGCCTGCGCCGGAAATGACGAGTATCTGGTAGTAGGTCATGGCTTTTCCTCCGCTATTTGTTCTGTGCATAGGAGCAAATGGCCTCAGCCATCATATCGTCAACTAGCGACTTTCCTTTGGAAACGTAACCGAAGCTGTCGGTATCGCGGTGATACGTGAGAACCCTGAGCGTGTCATTGTGATACATGGTTTCGCCGTCGTTGCGAACCCTAACAATGCGAAATGAAACGTCATTAGGATAGCAGTCCTCGTCGAAGCACCTCCTAATAGCAAACAGCAGTCGAACGCTGCTCAGATAATCGAACGTATCGAAGAGCTCATGATATTCGTTGTTGGTGACAGCTGCGCATGTACCATGAAAAGTAGTAGCCATGATTAGTCCTCCCTGTTAGTAGATTTCGTACTCGGAGACGTCAACCATGTCGTTCCACGCGACAGAGTTCCTGCGCCCCGTGGTAACGACGTGATATATATCAAAACTGGTAGTTATCTGATGCCGGATGAAATACTCGTAGCCGAGGTTCGCGTAAGGGTAGTAATAGAAATCGCGCGAGAAATCGGCCTCCTCGTCAGCCTTTTCGATATGCTTGACCAACGACATGCAGAGACCGCTAACCGTCGTTGCGCGCGAACGGAAATAGAAACCGTCGCTGCCGTTCTTCGGCTGGGCGTAGTAGATTGTGGTCGAAGTGCGAGCCATGATTAGTCCTCCTCGTTCTCGATGAACGAATCACTGATAGGGTCGTAGGTGTAGCCGTTCTCGTCCATATGATCGGAAAGGTCGAAACACAGGAAATCGTTTACGTCAGTTTCGGTTGCGTGGGAGTCCTCAGTGAAGAGTTCATCAAGCAGCAATTCGACGTAATCGATTATATCTTCGGAGCTGTTGAGCACGACTTTCTGCCAACTGGCCCCACCTGCCCATGCGCGAAAGTTGCGGATGTTGGATTCTGTCTGGTAATACATTGTGGGTCCTTTCGATTAGTTGCGCTCACGGTTGATGTATTCGTATGCTGCCTGATAGATTGCCTCCTCGCTTTCGTTAGTCAGATGATGCAGCGCATGAGCAAATGCCTCTGCACGCGCATGAGCAATAAGCCATCTGTCAACCTGATTTTGATAGTCAGCAAGCTGCGCGCTCGGAATCTCCGACTTGCCATCAACAATCTTGGTAATCCGAGCTATGGCACGACGCATGTCGATGTGCTCACTATAGAGGTCTGCCCTGATTTGCTCGATTTCGAATGCCATTTGTGTTCCCTTCTG